CATTTCGTGCTTGGAGTCGGGCTTGACGATAGCGACGACGCGCGGCCCATCCAGGATTTTACGAAAGATGCAGCACATCTCGCCATACATCACGCCGATGGCGCGATGCAGATTATCGGAATAGCTTATATTGCCGACGTTGGACTCGCTGCGCAGCTGCTCGATGGCCTTTCCCGACTGGTCGCCCTTTTGCTGGCCGAGCGAGGGGTCGAAGATGCCGGTGGTGGCCTTGATGTGGTCGGAAAACCACGATCCGAGGCCGATCATCCATTGAATTGCCGCCTCGAACATGTTTTTGGTGGGCGGCGGGGCCAACTGCTGGGCTCCCGTGGTCTCATCGGTGACGAAAACCGGCTTGTACTCCAGATAGGCGTACATTTCGGTATTCGAGTCTTTCCAGCGCGGATCATCGAAGGTGCCAGATGGCCCAATCCAAGGGGTGCGCGACATGCTGCCCATGGTTTCGGCTGCCGTGGTCGCCGAATAGTTCAGTGCGCGGTTGGAATCCATCGCGCCTGAGATGAGGGACAGTCGATGGAGCTTGCCGTCGATGTAGACTTCAGGGCCCAGCACTGGGAAGAGTGGGATCAGGGTGCCCGGCCATTCGGTCGGCTCCTTGATTTCTTCGAGCGCATCGACAATATGCTTGGTGATCTTGCGCCGCGGCACCATGCGGGTATAGCGGTTTTTATCGTCGGGATCGACGAGCGGGCGGAATCCGTCAGGGATCTTCTCGTCCTCGAAAAAGGCGATTTCCGCGCCGGCGGTCGAGCGGTACATCTGGAGCTTGATGGGGTCGTTTTCGACCAGATAGAACTCGCAGACGTAAAACGGCCCTTCGCCGGTGCCGGTCCATTCGTTGATTTGCGAGAGTGACCCTTCGACGCCGATAGCGTCCTGCATCCAGCCCGCGAAATTGCCCAGGCCGCGCTTTTCAAGCACCTTGCGCTTAGAGCCGAACTCGGCGATGTAGTCCTGCTTGTTGTAGGTGCGGATTTTGCCAGCCCAGCACGCATCCTGGCGGTTGGCCATGCGCGCGGTGGGATCGAAGAAAACGCAGGCCGGATCTTCTACCGATTGAATTACGAGACGTTGGGAGAAATCACGGTCCGATGCGAACTCGGTAGCTAATTCCAGGACCCCGTATCCCGAAGCCGCAGCGTATTTTCCAGCAGTAGAGTAAGCGGTCTTAGCGCCGGATCGGTATTCGCACTCTCGGATAAGGCCCTCGATAATGTCCGCAGTATCTCCGTCCGCACCAGATCCAACTGGATGGCATTGAGGTCCCGGCGGGTTAAGGCGGATGTCGCCTTCAATCTGGTCAACCGCTGGTTTGCATTTGTTGACGACGAGCCACGGACGGCCTTGGGCTTTGCGTTTGTTTTTTTCTGCTTCACGCCATTGCTCCCCGATGTAGAACTCCAGGCGCTCTTTTTCGGCCTTGCGGTTATCTTCGTTGGCCTTGCGTGCGGCGTCGTAGCAAGACCTGACGTATCGCGGCAGATCCTTCTTTGAGATGCTAGGCATTCACTGGCTTCAAGTCAAACCGCCCGTCAGCATGGATTCCTGTAATTTCAAATTGCTGAAGATCCTTCATACACTTCCTGGTTTTGGGATCAACGCGATAAATGGGGCCTACGCCTAAATTCCCCTGGCTCCAAGGAATCTCGATGATTGAGCCCGGAGTATTGAGATCGCCCCTGATAACGGTGATTTGCATTAGTTCGTCTTGATGCTCTTATTGAACGGCATGATGCCGCCGTTTGACACCAGTTCGCGCGAGTTCGGCGGGAGAATCACCAATCCTTCTACGTTCCGCTCCTCGATCAGCGCCTTACCCTTACAATCCCGATAGCCGGTGATGTTGTGGAAATCCTGGAGTGGATGGATTCCAGCGAAATCCATATCGGCAACCAATCGCAGGAAATCCGTCGCGTTTTCATGATCGATAAACACGCGCGAGGTTTTCTTGTTGGGCTCCGCGCCGAACACGACTACGTTCTTCTGGCATTCGCCCAACATCATCCCATCGGAGACCCTGAAAAGGATCTCCGTGTCTTGGGATTTCTCAATCAGCAGGATGTGCGTCATTAGGCCGCATCCACTCCCTGCGCGATGCCGATGAGATGGCCGGTAGCCGTTCCATCGAGGCCCAGCACCTGCACGTAGGCGTTGTCGGCGGTGACGATCTGCGTGAATCCGTACACATAGGGATTCTTCATGACCACTTGACCATTCATGGTGGTGATGCCGATGGCCCCGGTGGGGGCAACCGCGCTGGTGATATTCTGCACCGCGAGGAAGTTGCAATCGGTGAAGCGGATGTAGCGGTCGCATCCCGTGGCGATGGCCACCATTTTGAAGGTCGAAAGCGAGGTATACGTCTCGAAATCGCAACTCTCAAAGGAATTGCGCGCGCCAGCGGAGATTTCGACTTCCTCTACCATGGTGGCGCGAATCGCCGTGGTCAGTCCGATAGTGCAGCGCTCGAACAGGTTCTCGGAGCCCGAAATCTTCAAGCTGCGCGAGCCGGAAACGTCCGCTACTGCCGTCAAGTCGCCCATTCCGGCGATCTGGCAGTTGTAGAAGTGATTGCGTTGTCCGGTGACCTGGACGCAAATGCTGGTGGTGCCCGATCCCGGCGTTCCTTGGAAGAACTCCAGATTGGCAAACAGGCAGCCGTTTCCGGTGACGTTCACCATGGGGGCCATAGCAGCGGAGCCGGCGAGGTTCGAGATGCGGGAGCGCTGGCCGATGCGCGGTCCGCCGTTCACGCCGATCAGGTGAACAAGATCCTTGTTCCAGGTCAGGACGCTTGAAAGGTAGTTGGTGGTCAATCCGGCTGTGTTTGAATGCGCCAGCAGGTAGATGATATCGTTCTGCCCTGCGGTCGCCATGGCGAAAGCGGTGGACAATGAAGCAAGAGGCGCGGCGGCGGTGCCGGGGTTGTTATCGCTGCCCAATCCGGGGCTGACGAAGAAGATATTCCCCTGAGTCGGATAGACGCCTGAAGAAACCAAGTTCAAGGCGGCGAGGGTTTGCGGCTGAAGTGTGCCGCCTGCTTGCTGTGTTCCAAATCCAGGCATCTAGTTGCTCCTTGCGCGTGATTCTACCACGAATTACTTCCGTTTCATCATGTCGCCGATGGTGATCTTGTGTTTCTTAGCCATCATGCGGCCTTTGGCTGTTTCCTTATTGCCGCGCATGGCCCCGATGGAGTTCATCACCTTGTAGGGGATCGAGGAGTTCTGGCCGTACTCCGATTTCAGTTTGTGTTCGAGGAAGGCAGGCATTAACGCTTATCTCCATAATCCAGATGAATGAACCCAGTGCCACTGGCGCAACCATAGCGCAGATAGTCCCGCATCTTTTGGGCCTTGCGGGCGCTTCGCACTTCAAGTGCAGCGAAGGCGAGCGTGATCACCCACGCGAAAATCACTCCGGCGATGATGGCGTAGTTCATGCAGCCGGCGTGTTGGCCGTAACCGCAGCAGCGAGCGCGGCTGTGTTCGCAGTGATGGTATCGTGCAGGGCGGCGAGCTTCACCGGGTCGGTACCAGCGGATTTTAGCAGGTCCGCCAACTGGGTTAACAGCGCGATTGCCGATTTTTCGACGGTAGTCTCCGCGGCTACGTCCGCTTCAAGAGTGCTTAGATCAGCCATGATGGTTCGTTCTCCTTCTAGGATACGGTCAAGTTGATTGATTATATAGCGAGTCGCCCCCAGGATTGCAAGCAGGATTATCAGCGTCGAGGCGATCACCGATATAATCACCATGGATTCATCCTAACTGAACGGGGCATAGACCTTGCGGGGCGGGGGCTCGAACTCGACGATCTTGTTCTCCTTTTTGGGTTCCTTGATGGCCAATGCGGCGCCGCGAAAGGCGTCGGCGGCGTGGGACGCCCAATTATGCAGCGGATCGCGCTTAGTGACGCCGTGTTCGTTGACCGGACCCCACTGGTAGTTTCTGAGGGCATCGATGCCATCGGCGCATTTGAGGTCATCGAAGCGGCACTGGGAGAAGAAGGTGCGGGCGGCGTTGATGCCGTGCATCTTGTGCATTTTGGGGATGACGCGGACCTTGCGCCCGGCGGCGCGCATGAGCATTTCGATGGATTTTTCCTTGCTGGCGGCTAGTCTCTGGTGCACAATCGTATCTATCGCATCATGGGGCACATAGTCCAGACCGTAAAGGTACCGTTTGTTCTGAAGATCGATGAGGTAGTCGGCTATTGTACGCCCGGACCCTTCGAGATAGTCGATGAAGTTATAGAAGCCTCCATAAGCCTGCACGAACCAGATGGCCGTCCGGTCTCCGTAGCCCAGATCCCAGGCAGTGTCCACTGGCTTAGTGCGATCGTGCGGGACCTGGCATATACGGCCCTGTTCCGTGGCTTCCTTCAATTCCGCGGCAAAGATAGCCCCCTCGACGTTTGAGCCGGGCTCGCCCATCCAGATGTGCTGATATTTGGCCGGATCGGACAGCCGGCAATCCTCGGCCAGCACGCGCATGGTTTCCGGCAGCCAGGGATTCTCCAGGTAATTGGTCTGGATGTGGATGGTGTTGGAGGGTGGTTTTTTCCCCAGGAAGAACTTATAGACCGGATCGGACGTATATTCAGGGTTCCAGATGAACCACATCTGAGCGCCTTCGGTGCGCATGACGGTGGGCACGAATACGTCTAGCGAGTCCTGGGAGACCTTGGCGGCTTCCTCGATGATGGTGCGGTTGATGCCCTTGAGGGATTTGGAGTCGCGCACATTTTCCCGGATTCCGACGAAGATGAACTCAGAAACGGCGACTTCGCCTTCTTTCCTTAGAATCCTGGATTCTTGCACTTCATACGGCCCGTTCTGGGATAAAGCCATTTGATGCTCATAGATACAGTCACTTAGGAGCTTGTGGCTGGAGTCCCTGATCGAGGCCATGGTTTCACGGGCGCAGCAGGTGCGGATAGGGCGCTGGATGGCATCGAGGAGCGCAACCTTATGAGTTTGTTCGCTTTTCATGCCGCCGCGACCCCCATAGATGTTGGCGAAGGAGTGCTTCTGCTGCAAGAGCGGCAGGAACTTCGGATGAATGTCGACCGGTACTTGCGGCATAGTTACTTCCAGCGACGCGGGTTCATAGACCTGGTGGGATGCGCATGAAGTCTGGTGGCGCTCAAGTCAGAGGTA